TTCGTCGTCGTCGTAAACGAGGTTCTTGTTCATTGGATGCCAATGAGGGTATTTCTTGAATACCCCTGTATCGTTGCCTGATTGAATCAATCTAGTCTTATCGAATTTCAAATCAACACGACGCGTGTCGACTTTAGCAAGCATGAAGTCATCCCAATCGACTAAGCGTCTGCCTTGGAACAGTAATCCCTGGAAATTCTCTAGTGCTGGTGTGTCATTGTTGACTAATGCATTGATCCACGCACGCGTGTATCCATCGCTTGACTCTATGTAACCGGGATAGTTCAAAGTTGCACCGGTACCCGATGCAAATGCACTGGGGTCTTTTAATGCAAAACAGATACGTCTCCACTTCCAAGGAAGCGCAGATGATGACTGTATATGGATAAGCTCGGATACACCTCGCATAAAGCAAGTTGTTGAAGTGCGTTGCATCTCGCTTGTTATCGTGTTGGCTGCGCCGGCACTGTCGGTTAAATCTCTTGCGGTGGCGCACCAGATGTAAGCCCCACCATCAATTGCATTGATGTAAGTGGGTGATGGTAGTATAGTGCGACTCACACCAGCCGTCGTGGTATTAGTCCATTGGCGCATTGTGTCCCGCTTCTTGCGGCTGGAGATATTGAGAATCCTGCGCTTTGCCATCTTCGGGGCGGGACGCCTCTTCGCGGTGTAGCGTCGGGTTCTTTTCCCTAAACGGGAAGGACGCGCGGTGCGCTTTGTTCGCCTTCTTCCCTTCGACTTGTACGAGCGTGACCGTGCGTACATCTTGGCGTCTTGGTTGTTGAGTCGGGTCCATTCTGTTGAGGAGTTCGGGGGGGAGGTCACAGGTATTTATAGTCGGGGTGTGTCCTGTGTCCTGGGTATATAATATTAGTTTACCCAGGACACGCACGTGATCATTTCTCATGTCCCTTCATATCAACTCTCGCTATGTCTTACTCACCTACGCTCAGTGTGGAGACCTCGACGGCTTCGCAGTTATGGAACTCCTTTCGAATTTGGGAGCGGAGTGTATCATTGGACGAGAGCATCACGAGACTGGCGGATTTCATCTCCATGTGTTCTGCGATTTCGGACGGAAGTTTCGAAGTCGAAAGACAAATATATTTGATGTGGATGGTCGTCACCCCAATGTGTCGCCTTCTAGAGGCACACCAGAGCAGGGTCGTCAATACGCAATCAAGGATGGCGATATTATCTGTGGAGGACTTATCGACCCAATCATCGTCAGCGGAGCTAGAGATGGGTCGACTCATGATATATGGACTCAGATTACGAGTGCGCCGGATCGAAAATCGTTTTGGGACCTATGCCACGCACTGGATCCCAAGACTGCTGCAACTTCTTTCTCTGTACTCTCCAAGTACTGCGACCACAAATATGCAGTTGCTGTTCCGGAGTACGTGCACCCTGAGAGATTTAGATTTAAGAGCGGAGCTAGTGATGGCAGAGATCAGTGGTTACTACAGTCTGGAATTGGATCTGGAGAACCACGCATAGGTAAGATATCTTACACCTCCGCTTGCTCGGTCGGGGGGGGATCCCCATGAGCCCCTTCGGGTCACGGGGAGCCCCTACCCCCCCTACCCTTCGCGCTATGGTGCGCTGTTCACATATTGATAGTGGTGTTAATGACGTATAGGTCGATGTCGGTCTCTTTGCATATATGGAAGAACAAAGACCGGAAAGAGCACGTGGGCTCGTTCTCTAGGCAGTCATGTTTACTGTATTGGGTTAGTGTCGGGAGCTGAGCAGATGAAGGCTACGTCAGCTGAATACGCGGTGTTTGATGATCTCCGTGGAGGTATCAAGTTCTTTCCCGCTTACAAAGAATGGTTGGGGTGCCAAGAATATGTCACGGTCAAGTGCCTTTACAAGGAACCTGCATTGGTTAAGTGGGGCAAGCCAAGCATATGGCTTTCTAATACTGACCCGCGTGATGAGATGAACGGGCCAGATGTGGATTGGTTGGAGGGTAATGTAGATTTCATTGAGCTAAACACCAAGATATTTATAGAATAGCTACGCTACTTCTCATGCCAATATATACTTGTCTCTGATTTAACCCTTAGTATGTCACTAGCACTTCCCGTGCCGTGCCCTTGAAACAAATCTACAATAACGTAGTCACCCATACCTCGCTTATCTGTAACCGAGAAGTTTGAAGCCTGCATCACGTCTCCACTTTCGTCGTCGTCGTAAACGAGGTTCTTGTTCATTGGATGCCAATGAGGGTATTTCTTGAATACCCCTGTATCGTTGCCTGATTGAATCAATCTAGTCTTATCGAATTTCAAATCAACACGA